TGCATTGGTTCTCACTCCTTTTTAACAACTTATATATACATAATAGCATCACTACAGTATATGTCAACCTTTTTTGGAATCTTTTTTCACTATTTCCATATAATAAAGTTCATTTTCAAAAACTTCACTGGTGAATGCTCTGGTTATTCGAAGACCATTTTTTTCGGTTATGTCTTTAAATGTTTGTGGACTACTTCCCCAAATATTTTCCATAAGTATTATTTTTCCATTTGGTCTAAGATGAAATTGTGCTTCTCTAAAAAATCTAGTGTGTATGGCCCAGTTTGTATCTTTGTATTTTCTAGGATCTGTATAGTGTTTATTAAATGGGTCTATACAAAAGTGAGGAGGATTTCCAACAATCAAATCAAATTTTCCCCAACTCCTAGGTATCCTGTTAAAACAATCTGTTAAAGAAAAACTTACATTTTTTAGATTATTATTTTTAATTGTTTCTCTTATACTATTTTCTGCAATACCATACTTGTCAGCAAGTACTAATGATTCAATACCAATGTCAGCATCTAGTAATCCAAATCCCCAAAATCCAGGACCGCTAAACATTTCCAAAACACTTTTGGGTCTTTGGTCTCCGAGAAACATTTTGGTGACCGAGACAGCATCTTCAATTGAAGCACTGCCTCCGCCATCTAAATTTTCATTATATGCTATCTGCATTAGACCTGTTCAATTTTCACATAGTTGAAAACAGTCTCTTTACACTGACTGAATTTACTCACATCATGTGTCTTAACTTTACCTGTCAACATCACATTTTGTCCTTCGATGATACCTTGGATATCTGGCTCACGATTGAAGAAAAACTTTACAATGTTTTTCTCTTTGGTTAAACAGGTTACCAAATGAATATTGTATTTGGCGATAAACTTCACATCTTTGATAAAGCAAGGAAAACGCAACCGTTCACCAATCTTTCCAACAAACTCACTTGTACTACGATGCTCATCAAAAAAGTCATCTAACCCTTGACGCTTTTGCAGTACACGGAAACTGTTGGGCAAACTAGCAAGAACTGCCACACCAAACTTTTCTACAGTTTCATTTCCAATACTTTGAAGTACATTGCTTTCAAAGTCATTGATAGATCCTGCAAGTTTTTTTGCAATAAGTTCTTGTTTGAATTCATCTACAATTTTATCAGCGGTTGCTACTGTGCCTTCGCTGATTTTCATCAAGTCAGTTGCACCTTCCAACATGTTTAGAATTGTAGTTTTGTTATCATCAACACGTTTATCAGCTTCATGATCAAAATAACCATAACCGCTTTTGATAAAGCCCTGAGCTTTGTCTACTTCAATAGCAAGCTCTAGTACCTGTCGTGTATTGTATTGTGCTTTTTGACGTGCCATTTTCTTATCCTCTGTTCAACTTACTTGTTAATATTAGCATGAATACCAAATACGTCAACCTAAAATATAAAAACTAATAGTGCAAAAACAAGGAAAATTATAAAGATCCAATTGAAAATTGTTGCCCAAATATTACAAAATAATTTGAAACCATTCCAAAATTTTCCAAGTAATGCCATAATGTCCTCTTTTCTAATTATGTACACAGTATAGCACCAAGACATCTTATTGTCAACCTTTTTTGGTTGCAAATGCTAGTGAGAATAAATTGCAATGGGAAAATAAAAGAATGGGCGACTGACCAAGTTCTTTTTTGGTCAGTCAAATTTTAACTGAACAAGTCCTTTTGTTCAGTATGTTTTTTGACCGTTTCATGTGTCATAATACCGTCGCACCAATTATCAGCGGCATCACGCACATAATGAAATGATTTGTCGTAGTAAGCAATAGATCCGATGAGTTTGTTATGTTCATAGAAGTTACAACACAAATATTCATCATCAATTAAATTAATTACACTGAGTCTACCTAATTCGGTATTCTCTCTTTTGTTGTACCATCCAGTTCCAAATTCATCAGCCATTACACTACTCCTCCTTGCTAAAATGCATGTCAATCATTTCGAGACGGTCATAAGCCGCCGCCATTTTATCAAGTTCGGCGATAACTGCTTCAACAATATCGGAATGTTCGCCAATACCTGCTGGCATTGTCTTATACACTTCGATGTTTGCTCTGTGTACAGCCATTTCACCTTCTGCTTGCTTTCTAGCGGCTTCTATGATGGCATCTCCTGCTTTCATGTTACTTCCTCTTTGTCTGGTGCCGGCACACGGACTCGAACCGCGGACCTGATGATTACAAATCAACTGCTCTACCAACTGAGCTATGCCGGCGACCATAGCTACTTGCTATGGTTATTTATGGTGCTCGCATCCGGACTCGAACCGGAACGCCTAAAAAGCGACAGATTTTAAGTCTGTTGTGTCTACCTATTCCACCATGCGAGCTACCACTTGGTGGTCCTGACAGGATTCGAACCTGTATCGCTCTCTAATCTGGAGACTGTGCCGGATATAAGCCGGGTGTTTTACCATTAAACTACAGGACCTCTTATTGGCGGAGAGACAGGGATTCGAACCCTGGGTACGTTTGACCGTACGACGATTTAGCAAACCGCTCCTTTCGACCACTCAGGCACCTCTCCAATTTGGCCCACTCTACAGGACTCGAACCTGTGACCTACGGTTTAGAAGACCGTTGCTCTAATCCAACTGAGCTAAGAGTGGAAATTTGTTTGGCTTCTAGATCTCGGCATGCAACTGTTTTAATCTAGTAACTTAGCCTACCCTTATGTGGGCGACACGGCCCGCCTTTGTAGGTACCAAGTAACCTTTATTTAAGAACGTAAGGCACACTCCAACTACCAACATTCATACTGATGTAATATGCAGTATCAAAATAATCCGTCATTGAATCACTGTTGTCGTACCAGCCTTTGTTCTTCCAATAACCTTCTCCTTTAATAGGAGCAGTTTTAATAATTTCATGCACTTTGTCAAAAAATGCTTTATGGTCACCATACATATGTGTATGATAATGATTGATCTGAGCATAGCCTTCACCGCTTCGGAAACAATCGCTAAAGTCTGTAGGTCCAGCTTTTACTGTTACATCAACACCGTTTGAACCACCGTGCATTTTCTTTACACCAAATTTAAACTTTGGAAATGTAGCTTTAAGTTCGTTACGGATTGCTTTTACGTCTTCTGCGGAAATGTATGCCATGTCGTCAACTCCTTGTTTTCTTAACTTACTCTTATATACTAACACCAAGAGCTCATACTGTCAACCTTTTTGACGTCTTTTTTAAAACTTTTTTATTCTTTGTTCGTGTCTTCCGCCTTCAAATCCTGTGCTTAAAAATGTATCTACTATAGCTTCAATAAAGTCACTATCAGTAACTCTTGCGCCTAAACACAGTACGTTGGCATTGTTGTGAGCTCTAGTTAGTTGTGCAGTTTCCATATCTTTGCACAATCCAGCTCTAATTTTTGGATTTCTATTTGCTACCATACTCATACCTATGCCTGTTCCGCATACTAGGATACCATAATCAGCAGTACCTTCTGCTACCATATCACATGCACGTTTGCCATAGTCTGGGTAATCGCAACTGTATTCTTCAAAACATCCAACATCTTTAATTACATGTCCTTGTTTTGTCAAATGTTTGCTTATTGCTTCTTTTGTTATGTAACCGCCGTGGTCACTTGCTAATGAAATAATCATAATGCTACGTCCTCTAATCCTGCCGCTCTCAGCTTTACAATATTGTTTATCTGAAATTGCTTTGCATCAAGGGCTTTTACTAATCCGAGGTACTTGTTTCTTATGAGTGCAAACTCATTTACTATATGTTGTTGGTCAATTACTTCATCTTCGCCATCAGCATATTTTTCAGCATCACGACTGCTCAATGCTTTGTTGTAACCTTCTAAATATTTTTTATAGTACTTGGTCTTTTTTCTGCGTTGTTCAATATTGAGATATTCAAGTATTGCTTCTATTTCTTGTAATTGGTTAAAACGGTGTTCAACAATACCAGGCATATCTCTACTGTGTTTTTCAACATTACCTTTGAGTCCACACTCAACTCGAGCTTCATCAAGTTGTTGTTCATAATGTTCAATAGCAGGAATAATATTGCTTATATCAGTTCTAATTTTAGTAAACCAGCTCATTACCAATCATCATATTCATCAGAGTCTTCATCCAAGTTATCATATTCATCTTCATAATAAACATCTCTGAGCACTCTGTCAAGAGTTGAATCGTTACCAAACCATTCATCGCATACTTCAGTCAAGTCACAAATGTTTTCATCAATGACAGCAAGAAACTTCTCACATGCAATATCTTTATCTTTTGGGTTGATATAGGGTTTTAGAGATAGCCACATATCAACATATGTAGCTATTTCTTCATCACTCATTTTCATTAATAGGTTCTTCCTCAAGTGTTTCTATAACTTCTGGTTCTTGGATATTTACCTCCGGAAGGTCTTTTTGACCCCATTCGTTCATAATCAAGTCCAAACAACCATCAGTATTGGATTCCCATGCTTTTCTAAATTGTGTGTTGACTTCACCAGTTACTGGACTTGTGTATTCCAAACGGTTACCAGTTTTCTTTAGAAGTTCAAGTTTCTCACACAAATCAACAAATCCACTATAAGGATTCATTCCTGTTTCATATGGAATCTTTATTTGTACACTTTCGAAAGGTTTAGCAAAACGTGTTTTCATAACTTTACACGCCGCCCTAATACCACGAACATCAGTAACTTTGTTACCATCTTCGTCTTCTTTGAGTTTCAATTTACGCATTGCAACAACAATACTTGACGCATAGATAAAGCCTTGTCCACCAGATATTTTATCATCTGGATCAAACATATCTTGCGAAGCATATGTATGGTTAGTTGCTACTAGTCCTACGTTAAAGTCACCAAACATGTTTACACAGTTTCTTACAAGTGCAGTAAGTGCCTTAGGCTTACGACCTAAATCACCTTTCATATCACCTTTTTGAAACTGATCGATGTCAGTAGGTGTAAGCATCATACCCAAACTGTCAATAACAAACAGTACTTTTGGTCGATCCTCTTCTTCTTTATCAGCATAGTTAGCCTTGTAGTCCTTCATAAACTCACTAATAACTTTAGCAACTTCATCAATCATTGCTACGTTTAGTTTCATCAGTGCATCTTCACTGGTGTCTACATCTAGTGCTTTTAGCCATGCTTCATCTAGTGCGTTTTCACTATCAATAAGCACACAAAAGATACCTTGCTTTTGTGCTTCTCTAATAAGGTTGCCACTGCAAATAAAACTTTTGCCTGCTCCACTTTCGCCTGCAAACACAGTTACTTTGCCTAGAGGTACACCTTTGTTAAAGTCACCACTAATTAATTTGTTTAGTGTATAATTACCTGTTGAGATCCATGTATCAGGGTCTCTAAATCCGCTACTGAGTCCAGGTACACTCTTTGTAATACTTTTGCGGAATTTACTTACATCAAAAGGTCTTGCCATAGTTTTCTCCAAAAAGCCAGAGTAGGCGACTTGTGCCGCCTACTGTATTATTTTATTATTAGTTGCTACGATTTCTGATCGCCGCCAAAATGTCCTGAGCACTTGGCTTTGCTCCGCCTTCAGCTGGAGCAGTTGCCGCTACTGCCGCCGCTACTTCTTCCTGTTTTTCAGGTGGAGTAACTGGAGCAGGTGCCGGAGTTTCTGCTACTGGTGTAGCAGGTTGCGGTGTTGGCTGTGGAGCAGGAGCAGGAGCGGGTGTTGCTTCTGCCTTTGGAGCACTATTCGAAGTGTCAATTTGTACACCAGCAGGGCGATAATAGTTGCCCCAAAGCTCTGGATCATACATTTGACCATCTACACTGGCTTCGAACATTTTGCCAATCACACCAAGTTCTTCTTCACTTGGTTGCTTTGGAAGATAATCATTGAGATTAAACAAGCCATGTGTATCAATAGCCGCTCTCTCATTGCTATCCAAACTGCGTTCTCTTCGTGCCCAGCTAGATGTTGAATAGTCTGCATACTGACCTTTAGTTGTCTTAGTAAGACGGAAGTCAGTACCTTGCTCGATATCCGTTGGAAGTTCAACGAAATCACTATCCATCAAAGCACCTTTAATAATATTAAAAATACTAGGATTGATAATAAACCTACGAATTGGATTATCAGGTGTAGTATCTTCTTGCAGACTGCTTTCTACTACATAACCTTGGAAAACATAACTACGTTTTTTCCAATACTTACGACCCATATCTTCTAGTGCAGGATCTTTAAACCAAGGACGTACCTCAGCTAGTACAGGACATGATCCTGTCGGTCCCCACATTTCGTTACATGGAACGTTTACAGTAACCTTACGGCTGTCTGCTTGCCCTTTAATGCCAGCAAACTCCAAACGAATCATTTGACGCTCACGCCAAAAGTAAGTGTTGCTTGAATCACCATCTGGTAAAAAGCGTAATACACTTGTTGAATTTTCTGGGATATTCCAAAAAGGGAAGATAGCGTTATCGCCACCTGAACTTGATGAACCACTTGGTCCACGATTTTCTTGCTCTTGCAATTTTGCACGAATTTCTGCCAATGTTGCCATAGTATTTCTCCTAAATTTTGCCTATGTGTTTTTGCCTAAGTTTGCCTCGTGACAACTTAATATTGTCACTAGTATATGTGTTAAAACTTAACTTGTCAACTGAAAAGTTTATCAAAATCGTAATTAGATAATTTGCTCTCCATTGTTTGCTCAATTGTTTCAGTTTCAACGTGTGTACCTTCGCTTGCAGTTGCAGTTAACTTAGGCATCAATTTATTGATTAAATCAACTGCCTGCTTTAACATAGCACGTTCCTGTGGTTTGTCAACACTTAACTTGCCTACAACACTGTCATCTGACAGACGTTGTAAAAGTACACTTAGTTCATCCTGTTTCTTCGAACTTGCTACACTTAATCCAAGATATGACAACACACTTTGAATTTTGCTTTCTGTTGGCATATTTGAATAACTAGCCATGTTCATTGGATTCTCAGGATCGCTTTTTACATTAATGCCTTTGCGTAATTCAACACTATCCATTTTATCAATAGTGTCTGCTAGGCTCTTTAATGTATCATTAACAAGGTCATGTGCCTCTTGTAGAGATTTCATTTCCTTGACTAATGCATTCACATACGGTAACGCTTCATCTAAACTTTCATCAAATGTGCGTACTGTAAATTGGTTACGAAGTTTGGTTCTGTCTGTTTCATTAATTTTAACTTCTTTAC